CATAACATGGATTTGATAGGGTAAATAAAACACACCATTGAAACATTTTGTTACATTTGTAGCCTTCCCTTTTGGGCGGAGACTTGATACAATATACATAGAGATTGAGAGAGATGCTTGAAAAATCCCTGTTCGGATCGCCTTTGAGGCTCAAACATATCCCTTTCAGACCGCAGCTTTCAATCTCTTTACTTTGGAGATATATTGAATAAGGAATGCATAGCATGACTAGATATACACTACATAAAAGATATACTCGAAGATCTGGACATAAAAAAGAAGCTATTCATGAATGGCTTTGCTTCTGGCCTGTAGATAATAACGGAATGCAATTTGTAAAAGTTTATGAAAGCACAAGTACATACACTAACCCACATGAATTTGAACAATCAATAAAACAGCAGTTAGAACATGTATTACCAAAAGAAGTTGAAAGTCAAGATGATATGACTTTTATCAGAACAGTAGACCAAGCTCGTGGGAGCTGGGATGATTATATTTACGACGGATATAAGAGAGTAGAATAATGAGTTACGATGAACTATTACGAAAGGTTATTGAAAAGACTGGAATAACTTTTATATCACCACATGTACTTCCTGTTGATGGTGATTTATATGAGATAGAGGCGAATGATTACCTATGAGACAATTTGAATGCATAAACACAATCTATGCCTTCCAGAAAGAAAGTGTTACTTCTGGTTCCAAGGGTTGTGGCATAGTTTGTGCATCAGATATGATTATATTTGTAACTGGAGAAAAATATACTGAATTTCAGATATTAGATTTTTTTAAAGATATACCTGAGCAGTATTTTACCAGGATGCCAATATTAAAGGAAGTTACTGAGGAGTTTATCGTAAGGACGACAAAACAGAATCAGGAATTTTCAGCAGAGCTATTAACTAAGTTTTTAAATAAGATAGAAACGGATATAGATGAAACTGCTTTAGTCAAATTGAAAAGAAGAATATCGTCATTACGACGTGGAATGCTTCATCATGACAATGGCTCAGTTGAACATTCATTGTTATGGAGTAATGCAATAACATTTGAAGAATTGCTTCGTTGCTATAATAGAGTGATTGAGAATCAAAGCGAAGCAGTTCAATTGGAAGAAAAAATGCTTGAAGAATCGCAAGAAGAAGCATTATTAGACGAATTAGAAAAGAATGGTTTTTTGAATATAGAAACTAAAGCAGCAACAGAACCTTGGACAGAGGATTAAATTATGGAGTTAGAAGGCATGAAAGAGTTACTACAAAGAATATTTAAGAAAGAAGGCCTAAAGAGAGTGTTTTCAAAAGCACGATTCTTTTTCTTTTTGGTTGGATCGGGTATAGCATCAGTATTTTCGCTCACAAGTGAAAATGTTCTTGCAACTATGGCCTTTGCCTGTATTTGCTATATCATTTTTCGATATGGGCAGATAAAGGGTTATTTACCATAAGCCACTTGTTGGTTAATATATACCACATGTTGGTTAGGTTGTACGTATGAGTAATGTTTATTTCATTAGCGATTTGCATCTCGGACATGAGAAGGCTATTCAGTTTGCTGATAATTTTAGAATGAAGTTATTGGATATTGAAACTCCCGCAGAGCACGATGAAAAGATTATCAGAAATATAATGTCCAGATTAGTCAAGAGAGATAAGTTATTTCTTCTTGGCGATTTGGGTGATGGCAAGATGGTATATGATATGCTGAAAGAGCTTCCTACTCTGATGACTAATATCGTGCCCGGCAATCACGATCATGATAGAGACCTTGCATTGTATGCTAGTCTGCCGAGGGTACAGATATTCCCGCCGGCTACATATAAGGGCCATTGGATTACTCATCATCCTATACATCCACTTGAGTTGAGGAATAGGAAGAATGTCCATGGGCATGTTCATACAAACAATATCCCTGATGAAAATTATATTAATGTATCTCTGGAAATGACTGGTGGCGTTCCAATAAACTTCCAGACTATTAAGGCTGGCGAATATACTACCCATGATAGAAAACTCATATTATAAATAATTTAAACAGGAGAAAAAAATGTTATCCATACTGGGCAAAACATTTTTAGGAACAAACAGTGGCTCTGCCGGTAGAGGCAAGTCAATGAAACGAAATAAAAACAAATAGAGGAATAATGGCATGTCAGAAACAGGCGGAATGATAGTAATAGTATTGCTTATAGTAGGAATACTAATTTATAAGAAAAGTAAATCCAGCAAATCTGAAACTACTGGTGGTAACGGTGGTGGAGGTTATGATGGTGGTAACCAAGAAAATCAACAACACAAGTAATTCAGAGAAGCGTAAGTAATTATAGCACGGATTTGGGATCGTTCCCCAATAGCTCCACCAAAAAAGTATAATGTATTTTTTTGATGGGGCTAAGAGTCGGCTTCGACGGGCATAAGAGTTTACGTGGAGAGTAGGTTTCAATAGCCTTAAATAGAGAGAAAACGTAACCGCAAACGACGATATGGTATTTGCACTGGCAGCTTAGGCTGTTCGGGGTCTAGGGCACCTGGCAACAGAACGCTCTATTAATTATAAATATATACATGCTGCGGACTTCCGAGCATAGTGTCAAAATGTACTCCATATAACCCATATGACGGCTTAGTGGGTTACATAAGACACATTATTTATATGATACATCAGATGTGGAATAATCCAATCTGAAATAACTTGCTAAAATATAGGGGTAACCATACCATGAATAGCATAAATCCTAGCAATAATAGCATTGCGAAAATCCAACGGGCCTTAGAATCTTCATTCTTAGGACTTCCCACAAATCTATCTGATGCATACTATCATGCAACTGATACATATCCATTCTATGACATTCTTCAAGACGAAGGCGGAGAGAACATTATTCTGCAAATCGCTTTGGCAGGATGGAATAAAGACGACATTAAAGTTGAGACCAAACGAGATCAGCTGACAATTATTGGCAATGTTAATGTAGATGAATATGAAGTTATGAATGATAAATTCCGCCATGTACATAAAGGCATATCTCAAAAGAACTTTGAGAAAACCTTTACACTTGGTGCAGACATTGTTGTAGATGATGCTGATATGAAAAATGGAATTCTATCAGTAACCATGCACAGAGAAGTTCCTGAAAAGGATAAGCCAAGATTACTTAAATTGTAACTTGGTCACTAGCTTGGTCACTCTCAGTGACCAAGCTTTATTTGACATGCCCCCGAATTTTTGATACAATAGTATTATATTAATCAATTGGAGCTTTATATTATGAGTTTTGTTATACCCAGTAGTCCAGAAGATCGCAAGTCAATCCACGATGCATTGAAAGAAGTCACTAATCATATGTCTATTATAGATGGTGCAAGAGATGCAATCAAAGAAATCAAATCAATGCTAAAAGACGATTATGATGTTCCAAAGCGAACTGCTGGTCGATTAGCAAAAACTATGCATGCTCAGGACTTTAAAGACAAAGAAGCTGACTTTGAAGATTTTACAACTGAGTTTGAAATGTTAGTCAAAGGTGTAAAATGAGCAAAGAAGTAATATTTGATTTTGAATCTTTATCTACTGACCCAAAAGCAACTCTGCTTTCAATGGGTATAATAGTGATGGACCCTAGTGATTTTGTAAATATGGCTCCACAGGACATATTTAATAAATGCATAAAAGATGGTTTTTATGTCAAATTAAAAGTCTCTAATCAAGTAGAAAAATATGGCAGATGTATATCTAAGTCTACTTTAACCTGGTGGGAACGGCAGATGAGTGAGAGCCCAAAGGCTGCTGAAGTCCTTTTACCTCACAAAGATGATGTCGATATCAGCGAGTTGCCTGATATGGTTAGAAGTTATCTAGCGGAAGCCGGGTATACTGATGGCCATTGTTGGTCTCGTGGAATGATTGATGCCACCTGGTTCAATACTCTTTGTGATGATATGGGAATAGCACATAAAGACCAACCTATGAAATGGTTTAAACAAAGAGACATCCGTACTTTTATAGATACTCTAACTGGTAGCAACAATGGTTACCTACCAAAGCAATCCAGATTTGAGCCAGCAGGAATGATTCCGCATAATGCAATGCATGATTGTGCCAGAGATGTAGTACAAATGGTAATTGCCTCTGTGTTGAATGATTTAGAACAAGAAGATATACCATTTTAAGGAAATGTTATGCCAACGTATGAATATAAATGTCCAGAATGTAGCACATATACTACACGAGTTTATTCAATGAAATATTCTGATACTCCAGTCCAATGTGAACGTTGTGATATCCTGATGAAGAAAATTATCAGGTCTGCCCCAGAAATAAAAATGGGCAAATCCTGTTTTGTCAAGAAGCCTTCAGCAAACGAGCAAAGAAGGTCAGAGGCAATAATGGAAGATTACAAAGCTAGAGCAAGAGGTGACTTACAATGAAAAATAAAATATATGGTCACGATAATTGGCTGGAAGAAGTTGAATTCCAATTTGGTGGTAAAGTTAAATATGATTTTAGATCACACATATTATATGCAAAGATTGGTAATAAAACAATTGGCGAATTTAATGAAACAACATACGTGGGATGGGCATTAGAAAATGAGCAACGATAGAGCTAAGAATGCTTTCTCTCTTAGAGTAGAAACACAAGCAAAACAGAATGATATATTATTGATTACTGCTCTTGCAAATATATGTGAGGATTATGGTATCGAGGCACCAAAGGCTTTGGCATATATCAACAAAGGATTAAAAGAAAAAATTCAAATCGAAGCAGAAGATAATAAAACAATAAAGGCTGATAATTTAGAACGACCATCTTTGTTTATTTGATATGACACCATTTGAAGTGTATAAACAATATGTAATGATCAAGTTACATTTTAATAGCGACACATATGATTATATTAAATTTTGTGGAAAGAGTAGAAATATTTCATACAATGCATATGATAAACGAAAAGACAAATATTATTTTGAAAAAATAGCTAAGAAATATAGCAATGAAGATATTGTACCATTCTTTGTTTCTAATTTTGTAAATGATCCAAATATGTGGTCAGGAGATTTAGCATCATTTGATAAATCTGCTAAATTGTTCAGAGAATGGAAAGGAAAGGTATTATCCTTAAAGAGATTAGTCAAGGATGATATGAAGAATGTGGTTGCATTTATAGAGGATAGAGGTTTATCTGTAGCACAGATACTAGAGGTCCCTGAAGGCAGCAATACACACCCTATTTTGATACGATTCTTATTTCAAGGAATGATATCAATAGAAACAGTAATATATTTAAATAATATATTTACATTTATAGAGAAGTATGATACTATGTTAGTAGATCCGCTATGGGAACATCAGTCAAAACTGATTAAAAACTATAGTAGGTTCTTACATAACATCGACTGGAAACATCTGCTATAAATATAGATGATTCACTTAACATGTGAGTCAAACATAAAGACGATGGCTGTAAGCCGAATTTAAAATTAAGAGGTAATAAAATATGAGTTTTGCAAATCTAAAACGCAATCGCGGAAAATCTTCAGAAGCAATCAAAAAAGCACTACAGGGTAATTCTCAAGGTGGTGGTTCATCACGAGAAAAGAATCCTAATCTATGGTATCCAAAAACTGATGATGCTGGAAATGGTTATGCTGTGATTCGCTTCTTGCCCCCTGCAGAAGGTGCAAATCTTCCATGGGCAAAAAGATATAAGCACGGATGGAAAGATAAAAACGGATGGATGATCGCTGAATGTCCAACTACACTTGGTAATGATTGCCCTATCTGTGAAGCCAATAAGGAATTATGGCAGACAGAAGATCGTGAGAATCGTAAGATTGCTTCACGCCGAAAGCGTAAGCTTGAGTATTATTTAAATATTCTTATCGAATCAGATTCTAAGAACCCAGAGAACGAAGGTCAAGTTAAAATCTTCCGTTGTGGTACTAAGATTTTTGAAATGATCCAGAATGCTCAGAATCCTGAGTTTGAAGATGAAGTAGCATTCGACCCATTTGATTTTTGGGATGGTGCTTCATTTAAGTTGAAGATTCGTAAGTATGAAGGTATGACTAATTATGATAAGTCAGAATTCAATACTCCTTCTGAGTTAATGGATGGTGATGATGAAAAGTTAGAAGAAGTTTATAAGCAACTTCATGACTTGGGTGAATTTGTTAAGCCAGAGATATTCAAAGATTATGATTCTCTGAAAACCAGATTCCATCGTGTCATCGGTGCGGACAGCGTAGCTTCTGCTCCGCGGTCAGCTGAAGAGGCAGTGGCTCCAAAGGCCGCACCGGCTGCAGCTCCTGCTGAAGAGGCAGTGGCAAAAGCACCGGAGTCGGCAGAGGCCGAAATGGAAGCTGCTGAGTCGGCTGATGATGCTCTGGCATTGTTCAGAGACATGGCCAACGGCTAGAATATTTCAGCTGCAGGTGAAGCCACGTAGTATTCGTTATTGCGTGGCTTCTTCTTTTGGTGTATATGTGTAGTTGGTGTAGATACATTATTCACAGCTGTGGAATTCGAGCTAATTATATTGCCACCAGCAGAAGAGTTCCTTGAAGCTTGTCTTTCTTCATTTGCCATAGCACTTGTTCTTCTATTCTTTTCTGCTTGTGCATTCCTTAGTTGTTCCATATCAGTATCATAAGAATCGGTCAAGCCCAGAGTTGAACCTAAGAAATTCAAAAAACCAGGCCCTGATTTTTGTGCTTCAAGACCTTCAGCGATTTGTTCTTCTAATTTTTCATCACTAGCACTATTTGATTCATTTATTACTGCGTCCGGCCCTTCACTGCGATCAAACTTAAAATCACCCATGAATGGTATCGTTTGAATCACGCTCTCTACTGTACCTATTAATGATTTCCAAAAAGAAGATAATAAATTACCAAGGGTAGATATTATTCCACCTTGTTCATCAATGAATCCAGTTATATCTGTACCAGCAATCCAGTCAATCAATTGAATCGGCAATCCTATTAGAACTTCAAGTATACCCTCTGCCATTCCTCGTAACCCAGTAAGAACAATAGTTGCAAAGTCTGCAGAGTCTGGCAATTTTAATATATCTTCAACAGCTTGAAATATACCATTACCTAGTGCCATAAGTGGCAATAGTACAGTCCCAACCAACCCCTTTGACAATATTCCTTTGAATCCACCCATGCTAGTTACAAATCCCTTAACCATAGGTACTAAATTCTTTGCTATCTTCTTTAGATTTTTGAACATATTAGCAATGCCACTAAATACTCCTTTAGCTTTTTCCTTTTTATTTTTTGCACTATCTAATAACCCAGCACCAATTGATTTGGTAGCATCAATTAATTTCTGGAACATGAATTTTCTTTCTTTTACTTCTTCTGTGGATTCAGGTGTTACTGATGATTTATTTTCTTCTAATGTTTCAATTAGTTCATCTTTTATTTTCTCTTGTGCTAATAAATTTGCTCCAGCAATTTTAATATTTGTATCTGATATATTAGATAATGATTTTGTATTAGACTGCCTACCTAATATAGATATATCAATTAATGTTTTAACTAAATTATCATTACCTTCTTCTATTGCAGAAGTTTCAAGCTTTGATTTTGCTTCAATTGCTGTAATTACTTTGTTCTGTGTTTCATCTAATTCTTCAATTTTCTTTTCAACAAATTGTCCGCTGAGTTCTGTAACCTCTTTCAATTTAGCAGTTGCATCTAAGTCGGCTTGGTGCATAGAATCTTCGCGTTGTTGCTTGGCTTCCTCTAGAGCCATTTCAGCTTTTGCTTCTGCTGCTTGTTGTATCTTGCCAGCTGCCCACATAAGCCCTAGGCCAGCTATACCAGAGTCGGATAACAGAGTAGCAGTGACGCCAAGTATTGCTGGTGTCAACGGGCCAATTTTTTCTTTTAGGTCCTTAAAGCCACGAACTAATGCTTTATCCTGAGACCCAGAGATTTTTTGTAAATTGTCCAGAGACCTAAATTGATTTTCTAATTGTACCCTTGCATTGCGATCGACGCCCTTAGAATAATCTAATTGCTTCTTCATCTGAATAAGCTTTTCTGAGTCTTTCTTTATTGCAGCACGGTTACCATCAGCAATGTTATCTGCCATTTCGCCTAAGCGACCAGAAAGCTTATTTGCTATTGAATCTTTAAATATATCACTTTGCTTATCAGCAGCGATTTTGATTCCTTCCAACTCAGCAAAATTCTCTGCACTTAACTTTGAATCTTTTGCTGATAACTCATGTAAGCCAGTAGTAGTTAACTTTGCAGTATCCGTTAATCCATTTATTATACCAATCTGCTGTTCTTTGATATTACCAGCTATATCATCCTCTAATGCTTTCTTTAGATTTGTTGTATTTTCTTTAGCAGATTTTATAACATTTTCAGTATGCTTATTGAGAGAATCTAATTTCTTTGCTTGCAACGACGATGCTTTTGCTTCTGATTCTTTATTAGCCTTTGCAGAATCAGCAGCATCTTTAGTATTCTTAGCAATATCTTCTAAATTTTTATCATCTTTGTTTGTGGCCATTTTTATTTTCTCTGTTGTCGTTCTTGATTGACTCGTTTAACTTCTTCTGTATATAACATTAAATATATCTCCCGCTCGAACGGAAGCATATTTTCAAGTTCAGCCAATGTAATATCTATAAGCTCTGATGCCATTAAATCAAAATTGATTTTATAGTGCTGGTGTGCTAGTTGTGCATCAAAGCTTAGCCGAAAAAATTAGCTAAATGCTTAACCTCTAAATCATGTTTACTCTTACATGCTTTGCACGTAAATCTTTTAGTGAATACCAATTCTGGCAAATCATCAAAATACTTCTTCACTGCTTGTGATTGCTCTTCAGTCATATTGATTAAAATATTATCAATAATTTCATCGTTAGTAAAATCAGTATATACTTCATCACCATGTAAAACCATTTCAACTGATGCTGCCATCATATGTAATCCAGAGTTTGTATCACTACCATCATCTGCCTGCATTGATTTCCTTACGCTTGCAAAAGTAGGAGCCTTCATTGATAATGTTAATTCATCATTTAGTTTTACTAATTTCTCTGGCTTGGATTTAGTTAATTTAATTTTATTTAAATCCAATTCAACTATATTTTCTGCATTGCATTCATTGCCATCTGCATCTGTCATCTTACATGTATATATTTTCTTTCTAATACTTCCTGAACTAGCAGCTTTGATTTTAATAAAAAGATATTCCATATCTGGTACACACAAATCATCTGCTGACAATTCATTAAATGTACATGCCTTGATAAGTTCAGCAACCACATCAAGCATATCTTCTATTTGCTTAGCCTCGTCATCTTCGGTCATCACGAGATTTAATATCTTATCTTCTTTAACTGTATATGGTCTGTATTTTACTTTCTTACCAGAGACTGGTAATATACATGATAATACTGGTGTTTCTAATTTTGGAAAACTCATTTCACTTCGCCTTTATATTATTTGCCATTCATTTCGTAAATATTGTATGTCATTGTAACTGTCATTTTTGCAACTTCGCCATCGGAATATGCCATTGGCAAATCATCTATCTTCATTGGCCAGATTGAAGTCATATGCCAAGTTCTTACTGCTGTATTTTGCTGATCTAATAATTGTAATTTCATTTCTGTAGAATATTCGCTAAGGTAATTCATATTATATGTTTCTGGGTTCCAGATAACGTCTATCCAATCCTCAAAGAATTGTCTCACATACCCATTACCATCCATATAAAAATTCATTACTATTGGGTTATAACTTCTTTGGTATGGTAATACAATCGGAGCAGATTTGCTAGCCCAGTCGAATGTTAATATGTCTGTACCTGGAAAGTTCACACTATTACAATTTTTATTAATCACTTGCATTATGTCATTGTCATATTTTGCTAGTGCTTTAGGTGGAGTAAGTATAACTTTATACTTGTTGCCACGTACGTAATCTTGTGCTACTGCCGATAAAATATCATTTACTTTCATGAAGTATATGCCTTCTTTTTATTTTCTTTGTGTACTGCTGCTTGGTCTTTTCCAATGAATTTAGTAGTAGGTAATACTAACATCAATTCCCAATCGTCATCTGGTATCCTAATAAGCTTAGATTGAACTTGCCTATTTAGGTACTTTCTTACGATCGGCCTGCCTAACCTAAATTTATCACTTCGCCGAATAACGTCCCATACTATCTTTATAAATGTTCTATATCTTGTACCACGTTTGTACATTTGCAATAAGTTAAATAATCTTAATCTAGCTTCAACATCTATTAGGTGCCAATTCAGGCCAGTAAATCCACCCTTGAAAGTGCTTAATACTAATACTGTTGGTGTTCTATCATAATATTTTAATTTAACTTTTCCAACTGGATCATATATAAATGAATAAAACATACCAGGCGTAACTCTTTTTGGTACTAACCGGCCATCTAACATACCGGGCGATCTTATCTTTTGTTTTATATAATTGACTGGTACGTTTGTATTTTCTATAATCCCGCCGATGAATAAATCATCGCATATTGTTCTATATTTTCTTATCCATTTTTCGTTTATGCCCTGATTAACTTCTTCAAGTAATCTGGAATCTAACTCATCCATGGCCTTTCGTCTCTCGCCTGGAGTATATCTACTATATCGTCCTTTTAATGAGTCATATTTGATATTCTTTTTCGCTTTTGCTTCAATCTTTGCAACAGCACTTTCTCTAGTATCTGAAATTTCAAGTATCTTATCAAGTACCCTATCGTTATATTCATTTATATATATTCTTTCTTTTGACACTTGATTATCTCGCCTTGAATAAATCTTTTTCAGTCAGCACAATAAAATTCATGCCCTTACTTTTTGCGTATGTATCTGCAGCTGTCCACTTTGCTTGGTTCTTTACATATGTATTCACTTTATTTACATATGCTCGTCTGTTCTTTCCTTGCCGTGGTGCCTTTGTTTGCTTAAATGGTTTTATCTCTATAATATTCTCAGTTATCACTCCGGTTTGTTCATTCACTACTCTTACGTAAAAATCAGTATAATATCTATGAACCTTATTATCTGTTGGACATCTGTAGGGTATTATTATTTCCTCTGAGCCCCATTGTAAAACTCTTGTACAATTGTCACACCATTTCATATAGGCCAGTTCCCACGAAGACAAATATCTGACATTGTTTATATTGCCTATGTATTTATCTTTATTTTTGACCCTATATTTTCCTTTATATGACATAGAAATATTTATAACACCAAGTAGGATAACCTGTTATAAATATTCTTTGGATAATTAAGGATTGTAACATGGCAATAACACCAATTTTAAATAATCGAATTACAAAGGCAGCACTGAACAAAACCGGTACTTCGTCTTATATTAATTCTGCTAAAGAAGAAAAATCAAAAGTAGATTCGTATATACGTGGCGGAAAGGAATGGGCAGATGCAGCTAGTGATTTAATAGCTGGAATAACTCCAGACATAAAGGAGTCTGCCGGCGATTTGCTTGGTTCATTAGCTGGCAAACAAGATATACTATCTGCTGGTAAAGATAATAAGATTGCAACCAAAGTATTAATTAATAATCTTGCTAATCTGGGCCCTGATAGTGCTGGTGCAATTGGTGCAAATCAGATAGTACAATTGTTCACTACTAAGCAACAAATAGTAAAAGATGCAGGAAAGAATAGAAGTTCCAGCACTAGGGGAAAATTAGTATATCATGATGTTCAATATAATGCTAATATAAATGATATCCTTACTCATGCTACTTTCTTGCCATTGCCCTCTACAATATCTTTTAGTACTGGGTTTGTATGGAATGTATATGAGAGCGGTGCTCTTGGAGATGCAATTGACAAGTATAACGGAAAAACATCAATAGATACATTGGGCGGTATGAAAGATATGGTATCAGTTGCTGGAGGAGTTGTTGGAAATTTAGCAAAGGTTGGTCAACATAAAATTGCTAAGAACTTGTCAGAGACTATATCTGGCGGAGAAGGACTATATAAAGCACTAGAAGCAAAGTCAGGGAAAGTATTTAATCCACGAGAGAATGTTTATTTTGATGGGATAAAACATCGTACATTCCAAGTAGTATGGGACTTAGCCCCACAGGATGAACAGGCTAGTGTACAAGTAATGGCACTAATAAAAGCTTTACATATCCAGGCTGCACCAGCAACAACTAAAAATAAATCATTTTGGACTATGCCTGATATATTTACATTTTCAATTATAGATACACATACACCAAAAACAATATTAGATCGTGGCGAAGTAGCTATTACTGGAATTGAATGTGACTATACTCCAGACGGAGTATGGGCTGCTTTTAGATCAGGGCAACCAGTACATATAACATTAACTGTGGACTTTATGGAAATGCAATTACCAGATAGGGCACGTAATATTGAAATGCTATCTAGCATAGACAACATAGCATATAAGGATCAATAATGTCATTATTAGATAAACTATCAAAAATTGAATATAGTGGTTACATAGTATCAGATATTACTAAACGATTTGCTATGTCAAAAGTAGCAAAGAATGATAACACAGTAATACAAGACTATTCTATTGAGGGCCATGAGAAAGCAGAACACCTAGCATTTGATTTTTATGGCTCTGCAGATCATGTATGGTTAATATATTTAGCAAATGATATAGTTGATCCATTTTATGGGTGGATTCTTAGTGATAATGTTTTATCTCAAGTAATTGAAGATAAATATGGAGCAGGGAATGAAAATGTTGTTCATCATTATTTGTTAGATGGAGAAGAATTGCCCGATCCGTTATATGGATTTTCCTCTAGTCTATCCAATCCAGCAATGGCAATATCTTCTGAGCTTGGACAGATACGCCATGATACAGTAGCAGGCGATATGCTATCACTGAAAAATGCTACAATGTCCAGGTACCATTCTGGCTCTGGCAAGTATTATATTGAATATCGAATCACTTCGGGTGACCCTGCAGATTTCGTATTCGGTTTAGGGTTGACTGATGCAAATATCAGATATCCAGTATTGGCAGATTATGATGGATTGACAATGTCTTACCCTGCAGCATCAAATACAGAGTTAGGAATAGCATTAACGTATAATGGAACTGCTTTTACTATTCATGAAAATTTTGATGGGGCTGTTTCACTATCACCTCAACAAATTACTCAGAATTCTACTAGTGCTGATAATTTTGGAATTGTATTAGATTTAGATAATAATGAAATTCAATTTTATATTGATGGGTTAGTAGTTGGAAGTGTTGAACATACACCTGCTGCTAGGGAATATTCATCTTGGGTTCCAGTAATATCTACTCAAACTGGTACTGCACAGATATTAGATAGTGCAGAGCAGGAATACTTTGCAACTTTACAAGAATCAATAGATGATTTACAACATTGGCAAACAGAGCCAGTACATGATATTGCTATTCCAATTACAAATGAAGAGCACGAAACAAGAATAAATGAAAGTAAAAGAAAAATAAAAATCATTCGGCCAAACTATTTAGCTTCGATTCTAAATGAATTAGAGAATCAATAATGGCTAGTATTGAAAATTTAATTATAAAAGATTTATTCATAGCAGCAGAAGGCCGACCTATGTTAAATCTTAATGCTAGCAACAATCCATTATTTAAATCTATTAACATATATGAGTCAGTATTCTCACAATATTTGACTGGTAATATTATCTTTATTGATGCAGCAGCTATACTTGAAAGTTATCCTATAGTTGGCGATGAATATCTATATATTTCATTCAAATCATCACCTTTAGCTAAAGAGTATAATAAAATATTCAAAATTATTAAATTAGAAAGTGTTGATGAGGTTCCAGCAAAAGGAATTCAATTATACACTTTACATTTTGTATCAACCATAGCAGATGAGTCATTAAAGAGAAAATTAAGAGTATCATTTAAAAATAAAAAAGAATCTGAGATTATAGAATCAATATGTAAAAATACTCTAGGCGTGAATAAAATTGAAGTTGAAGAAACCTTAAATGAGCGAACATTTGTAATTCCAAATTGGTCTCCATTAAAAACTATAAAATATTTAGCAAATACGTCTATTAGAGATTCTAACTCAAGAAGCGCATCATTTTTATTTTATGAAGATCGTAATGGGTTTAAATTTAAATCATTAGAAACCATGATGGGCGAAGAAGCTGTTGCAGAACTAACCCTAGACAAAAATAACTATAAAAAACAAACAATATCTAGCATAAAAGAATTTGAAATAGATAATTGTTTTGATATAGTTTCAAATAGCAATAACGGGTATTATGGTTCTACTATTACTGAAATAGATTTAATTGATAAAAAAGTAAATACATACAATTATACCAATGAAACCTTTTTAGAAGATCAAGATAAGATTGATGATACTGGTGGATATGCAATACATGGCCAAAGTAAAAGCGATGGTGGCGACAGACCAATAGTTAGAGTAAGAAATCATACGCATGCAAATGGTAATTTTAATAATGCGCACAATGTAATGCCACGAAGAATGTTTATGCTACAACAATTTAAAAACTATGAAATAGATGTTACTTTGCCTGGTAATTCTAATTGGATTACTGGCTCAAAGATATTATTCAATAATCCTTCATTACGAAAAACAACATTACCAGAAGATAACAAATATATAACTGGTAATTTTATATGTACAGAAACATGGCACGAAATAACTCCATCAAAGCACAATATGATGATTACATTGCGGAAGCCTACATTTGCAAATGAGGTTGAAAATTAATGATTAACGACGCACAGTGGTTCTTTGGTAAGGTAGAGGATATAGCAGACCCTAAGCAACTTGGTCGTGTCAAGGTACGTATATACGGAATACACTCGGAGCAAACAACACCAAACCTAGAAACTGGCGAGGGCATAGAGACTGAAGCACTACCGTGGGCTTTGCCAATGCAGCCGATTACATCCGGTGCACTAGTTGGTGTCGGCACATCGCCGACTGGGCTGAAAGTTGGTAGCCAGGTTGTTGGCTTTTCCAGAGATGGCGACAAATACAATAACCTAATAATAACCGGCACTGTTGCTGGTATAGCAGATGAACATGATGTCAATGAGCTAGCACGCGGAATCACTACTGATATGGTGTCTGCTAAGAAATCAGGCGTCAAATCTGGTGTGTCAAATGCCAACGGCAAAGGTACATGGTCAGAACCCGCTACACAATATGCTGCTAAGTATCCTGATAACCATGTAACAGAAACGGAGAGTGGTATCATTATAGAATTGGATGATACTTCTGGAAGTGAACGTGTACATATATATCATCCAACAGGAACCTTCCATGAGATACACCCAGACGGTACAATGGTTACGAAAGGGGTCAATGGATCATACGAAGTAATTCAAAATGATAAGAACATCTCTGTTGGTGGAAGTATAAATATTAATGTATCAAGCAATTGTACAATCAAAGCTGGCGCGGATTGTGATATCCAAGCTTCAGGGAATACAAAGGTAGTTACAACAGATTGTGATATCAATGCATCTGGAAATATTAAAGCAACAGCAGGCGGCTCAGCGAATATTTCAGCTGGCTCTTCTGCCGAGGTATCGGCAGATGGCAGCGTGTCAGTTTCGGCTGGCGGCTCAGCAACTATAACCGCGTCATCATCAGCTACACTAAAAGCTTCGGGTGGCGTATTAATTAAAGGATCAAAGGTAGAATTAAAGGGAACACAAACGGTAGTAATATGAATATTTTATCAAAGCTAGGGACAATGACTAAAATGAAACTAACAAAAAAAGACCAAGCTAAGTTTATCTTAGAAGGTGTTCAAGATAGGTTCACTGAATTAAATCAAGTTATCGGTCCTGCAGGATCGGTGCCAATGCTATTAGCAGAAACTGAATATAATGATCAAGCAACAGAGATAGCAATATTAGTGGATGAATTAAATGTTGAAATTGATTTATTAGCTAAAGATATTAAAGAAGAAATTAATTAATGGCAAAGCCCACATATAAAGATATCAATCTTAGTTTCATTGCTCATCCTATTACTGGTGACCTCGTAACAACAAATGATGATGAAGCAATCAAGCAATCTGTTAAGACACTTATTCTTACTGGTTTTTATGAGCGCGCACATCACCCAGAGCTTGGTTGTCAAGTCAACGGGCTATTGTTTGAATTGGATACAATTGCTACACGATTAGTTATAGCAGAAACAATAAGAAGCATATTACGAGAACATGAAAATAGAATCAGAGTAATAAATGTTTCAGTAGATTCAGATGATAATCATGGTTATAATATAGGTATATTTTATAAAATCTTAGCGTATCGTAAAGATGCGAAAACAACATTATTTTTAAACAGGGTTAGATAATGGCAAACCAACAATTTCAAGATTTGGATTTTGATGAAATCAAAGAGAATCTAAAAACATATTTAACAAATAAATCTGAGTATGCAGATCATAACTTCTCGGGTTCCACGTGGAACCTGCTTTTAGATGTAATGGCTTGGACAACTCATTACGTTGGAGTATATGCCAACCTAGCCCTCTCAGAATCATTTCTTGATTCTGCAGACTTGAGGCGATCTATTGTGTCGCGAGCAAAGGAGCTTGGTTATTTTCCTAAGCAGAGCACTGCAGCACAAGCTGGTGTGCAACTATCTGTGACTGGCCAGACTTCTGGACTTACATTATATGTACCAACCGGAGCAAAATTCTCAGCTTCTATAGACGCTGAATCTTTCCTGTTCCAGTCAATTGATAAAATACAATTAATAGAAGATGGTTCTACTGGAAATTATGCCACCGCCTCAGACGTTATTATAAAACAGGGATTTTCAGTAAATAAAACATGGACTATATCTGATCCTGCAACTGATCAATTTGTAATCGTAGATTCAAATATAGATACGGATACTTTGACAGTAACAGTAAATAATGAAGAATGGTTATATGCAGATGATATAACAGTTGCTACCCCTGATAGTAAAATCTTTTATTTACAAGAGGTTGATGTTGGAGAAATTGAAATATATTTTGGCGATGATATTCTTGGAGCAAATATTGATACTAATGATAAGGTCGTAGCGACTTGGTTGAACACAAAGGCAGACAGAGCAAATAATATTAATGTATTTGAGCTAACATCGCCGATTGGTGGCATAGCTGCTAATGCTTTCACAATAATTACCACATCGCAATCCTCGGGCGGGTCAGAGCCAGAGTCTGATGAAACAATTAAGCTAATTGCTCCTAAAGTATATGCTACTCAAAATAGATTAGTCACAGCAGAAGATTATGAGTCTATGGTACTTGCTGAATTTTCATATATAGATGCAATATCAGTATGGGGCGGAGAAGAATCATCGCCGCCTCAGTATGGAAAGATTTTAATCTCTGTGTCTAAGAGCGGAATTGGAGAAAGTATATTAACAACAGTAGAGCGAGCTGAGATACTAGATTATATCTCATTACATAAAGTTGTAACTCAACGACCAGAGATTTATGATCCAGATTATCTAAATATCTCTATGGCAATTACAACTAAATATAATCAATATATGACAACTAAATCGGATGATGATTTGGTTGCTGCTATTGAAGCAGGAGTTGAAGCATATTATAATAGTAACTTAGTAAATTTCAATAGTACATTAAGGATGTCAAGATTACTTGCAGCAATTGATAATTCAGAGACATCAATTGTAGATAGCCACGTTGATTTGACAATTCATAAAAAATGGCAACAACCTATTCTGCAATTTCAATTGTCACAAACTATTGCTATAAACTTCGGTGGAAATGCAATAGAGCCTGGTACATTTACATCCAGCCTATATGATACAACCAAACAATTAAAAGACGATGGCGAAGGTAATGTTTTATATTATGATAATTTAATATTATTAGATGATTCATTTGGTACAATTGATTATATTACTGGTACAATAAATATCCCTAATATAACTATACCAGACGCCACTGCAGCTGCAGCACTAGTTGCAGCACACGCAGGTTGGACAACTACTGATGATATTGTTCTTTCAGAAATATTAGAGCAAGAGCGCTTAGATAATTTTGAAGTTATCAAGTTTTATATGCAGCCATCTGGTTATAACGTAATAACCTCTGAAAACAATCTTATTGCTAGAGATTCAGAAACAGTAGTATTAGAATTATTAACTAGGGATGACTAATGGGTTCAAATAAATTATCATTTTTAACTGATGAAGTAATACCAAAATATGTAAGAGATAACAATAGTGATTATGTTGTCTTTGTTCAGAATTTCTTTGAATACCTAGAACAACAATTTGAAGGATATGATTTAGTAGCGAATTTATTAGAGTATCATGATATTGATACTACTGTAGACGAGTATATCGACGAATATCGAAAAACCTATGCAAGAGCACTACCCAATAATACCTCAGCAAATCTAAAACTAATAATAAAAAGAATTAGAGAATTTTATAGGACTAAAGGTAGTGAGCAAGCATATCAGTTTTTATTTCGTGCAGTATATGATTCATCTACAGAATTTTATTACCCAAGTGAAGGCACATTAAAGGCATCAGTAATTGTACATAAGTTATCAGAAAAAACTTCTCACTTAACTGATTCAAATTATTGGCAAGACTTTTCTTATGTATTAAGAACTGGCCAGTCTTCGCACGTATATGAAAAAATGCTATATGCAATGGCGCACCCTGCAGGATTAAAGTTCTTTGCAGAGCTTAAGCCAACTGCAGAATATACACAAGCTGATCGCCCTGCATACGTTGATTCTTGGATTACGTTGTTATTCATTGATTATATAATTAATACTAATACTCCAACATTTGTTGAATCTACACGAGCACTATCTACACAATCGTTTGGAACTGGAATGCCAGCGATGAGTAATTATTTGTGGGAAAGAGAAAGTAAATCCCAGCCAGCTATTCTTGCAGATACTGAAGATACTATTATAGGTCAATTGGATGGCCAGGCGTCAGAGCAACATTGTTTAGTATTTTATAATAGAGCTAAGCAAGATATCAATTCATTCAAGATTATGGATAGATATGTTGAATTCATTGGTGCGACAAGTAATACAGGGACTTATTGGGATAGAGATGTAGATATATCTACTGATACCCAATCTGATATTTCAGTTGATGCTACCAATACAATCAATACTGCTGGCGGAATAGATTTTACGATGTTCTCTGATGGAGACATAATTAATCTGGATGTTGAATTATCTCAAGTTAATGCTGGAGAGTATACAATTTCAGGGCCTCCAACATCAACGACTATTACTGTTGTTGGAACTCCGTTAACTATTGAAACAAATGGAACAATGGGTGATGTTGTAATATCGACTCGTCAGTCTGCATCTTGGTATACTACTCCTCTGAGAGCTCAGCCGACTAATGCTGACGATACAGTTCATATTGTAACAATGCCAATTGGAAAATATGCAAATACATTTACATGTGTATATAATAATTTATTTCAAGTATTTGATGCAATTGATTCTGTTGCTGATGGATTGTTTTTCCACAATGGACTCAAGATAGTAAATTCAGATATGTCATTTACTGTGCCCGATGGCAATGGAATCAGAAATGTAACAATGCCAATAGGCCTGAATATTCTAGCAGGCGAGATTGTTGATTATTATGTAGTACCAAATGTAGTAGAAGAATTTACTATGCCCATTGGTGCAGATGCTAGTGATTTAATATTGACTCTCACTAATAAGCCAAAGAATGGCAAGGTAAGAAATTTACAAGTATTTTCTGAGGGTACTATAATATATCCACATGAATATACATATCATAATGGTGTATTGACTATTGATTCTACTTTATTGGGTGGAATAATAGATGATGAATATAGAATTGAAGTTATAACTTTCGATAGAGATGTGGATTTCAATGAGATAACTCATAATACTATAGCAAATCAGACTAAATTTGAATTACATAAGAATGTAGAACAGAGACGGTGGGCATGGAGTGAGGTAATTCAGTGGGAGTGGGCAACAGTGCCACCAGCAGACTGGTCAGTAACATTCTTTAATGAATTATTAGGTTGGACATACAACGAAGATTCTAATGAAACAACTGGCGATGGTAGAGTAATATATGATCATAGCGAATCAATACCAGATGTTGCTCCATGGTCTATCTATAGTAAAAACCATGGATCTGGCAGCCAATTGGCGAAAGATTCAGTAGGTGGCCATAGTAAATGCGTTAGAAATTATGGCAATGCTGGTAAATATGTACTTAAATTTACAACAGTAACAAATGGTACTTGGAGCTCACCAATTTTCTTTCTTAATGGTAATAATGCTTCTTTTTATGAGCATGGCGAAACTGGTAGACCTGGCCTTGTAAGATTTACATCTAACAATAACACATATATAAATGGATCATATGTTAGCAATAGTCCAAGCAATAATTTAGATACTTCTTTAAGTTATTGGTATGTATTCCTTGATTTCGATAATGAGTTATTAACATTGTGTAAAAATGGAACTTCATTAGCTACAAGTTTAGATATTTCATTTATGTCAACTTCTGCTTGGATTGATCCATATATAGTAGTTAATGGTGCCAATGATGTTCAAATAGATATGGATTATACACCGGATATTTCAGGCGTAACTTCATTTCCAGCTGGCACAGTTGAAGGCGATTGGACTGGTTGGAATGATACTACAGATTATATAACACAATATGATATATATTATATACCAAATGCACAAAGCAATTGGCCAGTTGTTTTTGATAGTCGGAACCCACAGAGAAAACAAACACCAATGGGATATGTTGAAATTGAGGGTCGAGCTGAATGCCAATCAGTAACAGTTAATGCTGGTAGTCATTTTGTCATGATTGAATCACCACATGACACTCAAACTTTTAATGGTGACTATCAAGTTTCAACAATGGAAGTAATGGAAGATAATGTTAGCCAGGGTGTTAGAAGAATAGAAGATGATGGATTTTCTGCCACTGGTGGGTGTAATGTTGCAGGAATGGGATTTGTTGCAGCACAAGATGCTGAGGTTTCTATAAGAATGAAAGGTGAAAATGGGTACGGTGCTATATTTGGCAATGCTGTAATCATTGGCGTTAAATAACAATCATTAAATAACATATTATAAATAATTAAAGATTAACTAAAGAGAAATTAAAATGGCATCAATTATAAAGAATAGATTTTCAGTTGCAGCTCTGGGAGCATTCATTGACACTTATGGTCTTGGTGATGACTGGGAAGTTGCTGGTGGATTTACTGGTAATAAATTATATATGGCAATTGGTAGAGATGTAGCATGGTCAAGCGATGTAGCACCTCCAAGCCCAGCTGATAAGATTGGCTCTGCTGCACACAATAGCACACAGGGTGAAAACGAATATGGCTTCCAACAGGATGTACATGCGATGAAATACATACCTGGCGCAAATATTCAGCCTATAGTTCCAAGAATTAATTGGGCAGCTGGAGTAGAGTATAATGCACTACAAAATGATTCATCAGATCCATATGGGGCTCAAGATTATTACGTATTAAATTCATCTTCTCAAGTATGGATTTGTACTGAAGGGTATAAAGACGCAGATGGCTCTGTAACTAATAATGTAGTTTCAGATACTGGTGATGAGCCATATGCAGCATCACCTGCAGCAAATGCTACTTTCACTGGAACTACAGATGGCTATCAGTGGAAATATCTATATACTGTATCTGGTGTATCTTCAAATGCTCTTACTACTTCTTGGATGCCAGTCAATTATGGAACAACAGTTACTGGAAACGATAATCCAGAATCTAATATAGAACTTGGTTGTGACCATCTTATGATAGTCGGTGAGTTTGATTCTAGCATAACAATTGCTGGTGATAATTCAGATAACCAATATCGCCAAGTTGGAATATATGTAAATCCAGTTGAAGATGATTTAACTATTGCAACTGCTACTCTATATAATGCACCACAGACTGAAATATTTGCAAGCTCTGGCAATACTGCTAATATGGGTAAGTTAATATATCAAGAAAATAGAACACCTATTACACGAACAGCAAGTCAGATCGAACAAATTAAAGTCGTTGTAGAATTTTAAGGAATAAAGAATGTCATATAACTCAGTATCTTCCGTTGGACCATATTATGATGACTTTGATAAGACTAAAAATTATCTAGCATTATTATTCAATCCAGGTAGCAATGTTCAGGCAAGAGAATTAACTCAAATACAGTCTGTATTACAAAATCAGATTTCGTCATTCGCTGGGCATATCTTCAGGAATGATAGTATTGTTGTAAATTCTAACCTATCTATCGTATCTGATTATTCAGTTATGACATTGAATTCTGGTGGAGATGCTGAGGCTATGGTTGCTAATTTATTAGCTGATCCAGTCATTACTGGTGGAACCTCTGGAGCCATTGCAACTATTACATACTTAGACCAAGCTAATTATAAAGTATATTATTCTTCTACCTCTGGCGGCGATTTTGAGGTTGGAGAAACTTTAACTAATGCTTCAAAGACTTTTACTTGTTCTGCAAAAGGTAAAGCAACTTTAGCATCTTGTGATTCAGGGATCATCTATACCTCTGATAGGTTTGTTGTAGTAAATCCGCAGACCATAGTAGTAGACCATGATAACACTGGCCACTACCATATCGGCTTTGTAAAATCAGAGACAGTAATAACAATCGCAGGTGATGGTACCCTTGGTGACCCTGCTGCAGGTTTCTCAAATGAAACTTCGCCGGGTGCTGACAGATACAATATTGATTTGACTTTGACGTCATGGCAGGAAGGTGGCGATGGTCTTGGAACAATCACTCCAATTTCTGGAGCAGATACATACGGATTATTAAATACTCTGCCAACAAATTTCGTAGAATACATGGTAGTAGAAGATAATGCAATTATTAAATCTACAGATAAAGTAGAGTATGGCGAAATATTAGATTTACTTGCGCGCAGAACGTTCGATGAATCTGGTGATTATACAGTAAGTAATTTTCCAATGTTGATTGAAAATCATGATAGTGATTCTACAAAATTAACATTAAATCTTCAACCTGGCTTAGCATATGTAAAGGGATATGAAGTAGATCAACAAGATGTGATCAGCTTAGATATTAATAAATCAAGAGATACATTAATTGAAAATAATGGTCAACGATTAGCATCTTATGGTCAATATGTAACAGTAGGCTTTGATGATATTACTGATACTAATGATGCTGGCGGAAAGATGCTTGATTTCCAAGCTGGAGAGTTAGTAGATTTCTTTGCAGCTGGTGGCGGAGCAGTATTATCAACCGCAAGAGTAATGCACGCTTCTCAATATGGGGATAATATAAGATTATATCTTACAGAGATTTCAAACTCTTCTGCAATATCTTCTGCCTCTGTAGTAAAATCAAATGACACTGCAACAAATTATGCTAATCTTAAATTAACAAATGGCGTAGCAGTTCTTGAGGGTACAGCAACTTCACCTATTGTTAATTTTGGTTATGATGTAACTAAATCATTTGAAGAAGTTGAAACTTCATATTATTTCACAAAGAACTATGAAGCAAGTATATCTGGCGGCAGCATAACTATTGTACCGCCTGCTGGGACAACATTTGATGAAGTATTAAGTGTCCAGACTGTTGCTGATAGATTTGATATAAATGACCCATCAGTACAATCATGGAATATGCAAGTAACTCTTTCATCTATTGTTATATCTCGTTCTGATGGCGACGGCAGATGGGGCGAAGGCATAGCAGTACAGGTTACAGCAAAAGCTCAAAAGCAAAATTTCAGTTTCAGAACAAAAACAAAAACAATAGTAACGGAAAGAATTTGGATTGATCCTGCAGATGTTCCTGCAGACTCATTATATCCCTGTACTTTGGCTACTGCGATAATTGGAGACAGGATAACAAATGCTACTAATAGAGCAGATGGCATTAGAGTTCAATCAGTAATTCAACAATCAAACACAGGTGGACCAAGCCCATTAGATGCTGCTGGATTGAAAGAAGTATTCCAGTCAGGATTCGACAGTGGCCAGCGAGATTATTTCTATGATTATCTTGGATTTGTAAATTTGGATTTACCAACACTTAGAGCATCAATGAATGATGAAAATGATGTTCTTGGAACAAACTATGATGTAACATACGAATACTATGAACATAATTCAAATGCTACTAATAAATGCTTTGGGCCTAATTCTTATCCAGCAGCAGAGTTTGATTATATTCCAATTTATACAACTGAAAATGGAACTCATTATTATGATCTAACTAATTGTTTAGATTTTAGATTAAAGAAAGAAGATTTGGGCTCAATTGGTTCAGGTCTAGCTGAATTTCCAATTCCAAACACAAAGGTACAATCTGATATAGAATATTACCTTTCAAGAATGGATAAGGTTTGGATATCAACTAGCGGAGACTTAGGAGTAACTGAGGGTATATCTTCATTGAATCCAGAACTACCAGAAGATATTGATGGAGCAATGGTATTATATATATTGACACATCAGCCATATACATATACTCGCGATGAAGTATATCAAGAAGCGATTGATAACCGACGCTATACGATGCGCGACATTGGAGATATCGAAAAGCGACTAGAAGCTGTTGAAGAGTATTCAGCACTTAGCTTATTAGAAAAATCTGCATCTGATATGATAATATTAGATAACCAAGGTTATGACAAATTCAAATCAGGAATTTTCGTAGATTCATTTATGAGTTATGATACTCATAGTACAAGCGATGTAGATTATAGAATGAGAATTGATTCTACTAAAGGCCATGGTTGTACTCCATTTACTTCTGATTTTTATGATATGTCAGTTGGTACTCTTACAGGAATGGTAGAGAATGAGAATACTATTACTCTTGCATATACAGAAACAGCAATGGCTACAAATGCTCAAGCATCAGGAAGTGTAAATGTTAATCCGTTCCTATTCTATCAATGGAATGGCACAGTTAAATTATCTCCGAGTATTGATAATTGGATTGATACAACCCAAGCACCAAACATTGTTAATAATAAAACAAGTGTAAAAATAATAAATGTGCCTGGTACTACAGTTGAAGTTCCTTTACCAGAACAAGAAGTAGAAGCCATACCATCACGATGGATAGGTATTCGTAGACCAACAATTACTCCGATTGCTACAACAGGCCCAGTATCACCTACCATCAGAACTGGTGGCGGCGGTGGCTTAAGATTCAGCAGAGACATGTTACGATTTAAATAATAGGAAATAACAATGGCAATAAATTTCACAAATTTTAATACTGGTACAATATTCCGGCGCGGATTTGTAGTACCTAGAATTACTCCGACGCCTGAGCCAATACAAGTATTAAATAGGTCAAATGTAGTTCCAGAACAGAGCCTAGTTCCTGATAGGGTTATGACTACGCGTACCAGTACAACATCTGTGACTATTAAAGACCGCGTTATTGACAAATCAATGATTCCTTATATGCGACAAAAGACGATAACGTTTACTGCAGAGGGACTACGCCCGGGTATTGAGATGTCTGGCAGATTTGCTGGTAAAGATGTTACTCTTTCCAATGATACTGTTTCAGCATCTGGTTCTTTAACTGGAACATTTTCAATTCCAACTGGTGTACCAACAGGAACACAATCGTTTGAGCTATATGATGATACACATGGCTCTACGGGTTGCTCTGCTTTATACACAGCAGCGGGTCAGCTGATTACAAAACAAAAAACAATAACATCAATACGGAATGTAACTGAAACTAGAACAACGGTACCCGAAAGAAGGCCTCCTGTTGTACCAGCAAGACCAGTAAGACGCAGATTAAATCTCCGCAGACGCGGTTGGAAAGATCCAATCGCTCAGTCATTTATGTGTGCTGACGAAGGTGGAGCATATATAACATCTGTGGAATTATATTTCAGGACCAAAGATAATACAATGCCAGTATCTCTGTATATTGTTGAAATGGAAAATGGAACTCCTACAGATAGGATTGTTCCTCTCTCACATGTGACTGTTCAGGCAGCATCTGTTAATACTTCATCAACTGCAGCAATATCAACTAAATTTACATTTGGTGATCCAATTTATTGTGAAGAATTTACTGAATATGCATTTGTAGTAAGAACAGATTCTGATAACTATGAGGCTTGGATTTCTACTCTAGGCGAAGCAGATGTTGATAGCGGAATTGGAATTGCAAGACAACCATATCTTGGTTCTTTATTCAAGTCACAAAATGCTACAACTTGGACAGCAGATCAAATGTCTGATATGAAATTTATAGTCAATAAGGCAGTGTTTGGTTCTACCGGAAGTGTCGTACTTAATAATAATAATGCTTCCGATATAACTGCTACTAGTTTGAACTTTAATATTGCTGATATGAATCTTGCTGAGACTAGTACAGATTGGTCATTTACTCATCTTGGAACAGAGACTCCAATTATTCCATTTGAGAATTATGATTTTGCCTCTGGGTTGATTGATGCTAGCAATACAAGTTCATTAATTACTACTGCAGTGTGTAATACATCAAATACTAATTTATCTCCAGTAATTGATAAAGATAGAATATCAGTATATACTAAATTGAATACTTTAATTAGTGGAAATGCTGGGACATATATTTCCCAAACAGTAAATTTAATAAATCAATCCGATGATATTAAAGTGCTAGTGGAAGCATATAAGCCAGTTGGTGCAGATATAGATGTTTATATCAAAACAAAATCATATACTCCAACGTATCAATATATCGGTGGCCCATCTGATACTCCTTCTACTATCGGCAATGATATTAAGAAAGAAGAATTGATTGGTATGGTTGTTAACATTTATGAGTATGATGGTTCATCTATTGTATCATATCAGGGACAATGTATAATTACTGGATATAATGAATTGGGTGATAGTAATACTACTGGAACTTTCGGGAGTATATATTTTAAATCTGCTACTGATATAACAGTATTTAATACTACTAACCAATTATTTGTATCTCCAGAGGAAAATTTAGAAAATCAAATTATTACTTCTTGGAGCTCTGGAGCAAATTATAGCTTCGGTGATAGAGTATATAATACAGTGACTGGTAAAATATGGGAATCTACTGTAGCTGGTACTGGAACAAATACAAACTCAGAACCATCTTCTGTAAATTCAGATTGGGATGAAGTGATTTCAGTTTCATGCTCAGGTAACAATACATATCTGACTGCTGATGACGTAGAATGGCAAGCAATGAAGCTTGCAAATACAGATGCAACTGATTTAGATGCTGAAAGCCAATTCATACAATATGAATATATTCCAGAGAAAACTATTGAATCAGAATTCGATTCATTTAGTATTAAAATTGATATGACAGCAGCAAATGCTTATGATGTACCAAAGATTAAAGCATTGCGAGGAATCGCGGTATACTAAATGAAAGTAGAAGGACTTGATGCAGTAAGGGATAATGATTCTGGGGCTATAGTTTTTAATAATAGGCCCAGAAAAAAGGAAGTAAATGCCAAAGATAAATATATTCAGAGGCTAGAAAAACGAATAACAAGATTAGAGAATCTAGTCAATAAACATATAAAGGAAACGAAATGCCAGCATATCCAGCATTATTAGACCCAACGGTCGATTCATTTAAAGTAATGAGAGAAAGCATCAATTCTATGATTGGTGCTATTTCTGTATTGGAAGCTGCAGGAGTAGTATCTCATAATCATAGTGGAGCAGACATTAATGCAGGTGAAGTTCCATTTGCATATTTGCCAACTGGAGCAACAGCATCAGACGTAGCCATTGGCAATCATAACCACGATGGTGATTATCATCCGTTGATTGGCTCACCGAATACGGGCTTCAACTTAGCACTGGGCATAACAGCAGGCACAGTGTCTGAGGGCAACCACACACACTCAGCCAATAGCATAACGTCAGATACTTTCGATGCAGCAAGATTACCAGCCAGTGGTGTAAGCGCAGCAGCATATACCAACGCCGACATAACTGTCGATGCATATGGCAGGGTTACGGCAGCTGCCAATGGTGCTTCTGGTGGTGGCATGAGCACATTCACACTAAGAGACGATTCAGATGCTGATTGGGTTGTTAGTGATTCAGATTTTATTAAATATACAACCACTGCAGATTTGTCGATCACAAAGGGTAGTGGAACCGGCACAACGGGCGATCCATACGATCTGGATTTTGCTATCGTATCCGCACCGAAGTGGACAACAGCCCGCACGGTGTCGGTCAGAGACGCAGGCAATGGCAACTCAGCCATGGGCAGCGTAAACCTAGATGGTACCGCCGACCAAAATTTGGACATCACGATCAATGGCGCAGGGCATAGTCACACAGGGTTACTATCTGCCACTGGCGATTCGTCATCCAGCGCCTACACATGGGACGGCCAGCATGAATGGTCAGCTACTGCTGGCACACCGATGGTTTTGTTCAGAGACCCAACGGCAGGTGACGACGAGGTGGTTGGCATAGAATACATAGCAGGCGGTGATTTTGCTCTAGTACCAACAACGGGTGGCTCTGAGTATTCAGCATTGCGATTTGGTTATGACCATGTTACTGGTACACCTACAAATGGCTATTGGTATTGCCAAGCACCATTTCAGGCTGAGGGCAATATCATAATGGCGACCGGCTCATCTGTTGCTCACCATAGCGACTATTATGGCACAGCAGCACACTCGACTGAGCTTTCAGGTGCCCCAGTTGGTGCAATCTATTATCAACATGAAGCATAATTAATAATGGCAAAGAATCTTACAATAAAAACTGGGTCTGGTGTATATAAAGATATGTCAGCAATGGTAATAAAAACTGGTGCTGGTGTATATAAAAATGTATCAGCTGCATGGATGAAAACTGGGTCTGGTATATATAAGCAAGTATGGCCAAATGCTCAACCAATGGATGGCTGGAGTGGAATTTGCACCGCTAGTACAAATGCATTTGGGTATAATGTAACTAGTACACAATTAACTTTTTATATCTATGCAAATGGTAATGTTGAGCTACTAGCAGAAGCAGTTGGAGAACAAGCCACTCTGCTGGGCGGTACAGGTCTACCAGGTAGAGATTGGATAAATTCTTATACAACTTATGGATATTGGCATACAGATGCACCAAACAATGGTGGCTCTGGAGCTACAGGTAGTGATTATAAAGTTCAAGTGGATACAATTGCTATTGATCCTACTGGAGATCAATATATGGGTGGATGGGATAATGCTAGCGATATTGATACTGATCAAAATGCACCATATAATGTTGGAGTTGCTAATTTGGTCGATGGTACAAGATGGGTAAGATCATATACTGATATAGGATATAATGCATCTGAATGGCAGATGGAGGTTCATTTTTTCCCGAACACTTATGCTAATGCCGTTGCTGCAGAGGCTGCTAGTGAATGCCATACATTAGATCTGACAATAGGCGCATATTGGGAAGATATGCAATAATAATAAGAAGGGTTTACAAGCCCCCATTTTTATGATATGCAATAATAATAAGAAGGGGTTTACAAGCCCCCATTTTTATGATATAATGTTATTATCTTTTTACTTTTGAGGTTGAATTTTATGATGAATGTACACAACATTCGCAATAGGTTGGTGAATGAATTAGAGCAAGAGAACTTTATTACAGATAAATCTGGAGTAAAGACTATTGAACTAATAGGACAATCCTTTATAGCCGATGAAGATTCTATCATCGGTCTACCAAATTCAGAATATATCAATAGAGAAATCAATTGGTATGAATCTATGTCTTTATATGTAAATGATATACAAGGTGAAACTCCAGCGATTTGGAAACAGATATCTTCTAATCATGGAAGAATCAATTCTAATTATGGTTGGTGCATATGGTCAGAAGAAAATGGCAATCAATATGACCATTGTTTAAAATCATTAATTAATAGTTCTGATACTCGTCGTGCCATAATGATTTATACTAGGCCCTCTATGCAAACAGATTATAAAATAGATGGTATGTCAGATTTTATGTGTACAAATGCTGTACAATATCTCATTCGCAATAATAAGATGCATGCAGTAGTGAACATGAGAAGTAACGACGCATGGGCAGGCTTCCGCAACGACTTCGCCTGGCAAGATTTTGTATTAGATGAATTAATACAAGATTACAATGCAGGATTAAGAGTAAAAGAAAGAATAGATCGAGGTAATATTATCTGGAATGTGGGGTCAATCCATGTATATGACCGACAATTTTATCTGCTTGATCATTGGAATAAAACTGGTGAATGGATTAAAAAATCAGACTACACTGGAAAATGGAAATAGGCGATAGTAAATCATTCATAAACCTTCACTATTATAAATATTCATAGAGGTAAATAAAATGATTAAATCTTATGTTTATTGGATATATGATGATAGTTGTAATGATGTATATACAGATGGATATGTTGGAGTATCTCAAGACATTGTTCAAAGATTCTCTGCACATAAAAGGTTAAATGAAAATATACCAAATAGTGATTCATTAAAAATTAAAGAATTATTTTATGGTGATAGGGGCGATTGCTTCAAATTAGAATTAAATTATAGACCAAAGAAAGGAATCGGGTGGAATAATGCAATCGGTGGATCTCATGGATGGAAGGTTGGGTTTTCACATAGTGATGAAACTAAAAAAACAATGAAAGATAAATGGACACCTGAGCGACGACAGAATGCAAAAGAAGTTAGAATACGAGAGAATAAAAAATTAATTGGACAAAAACGACCAAAACAATCTGAAAATATGCTAGGTCAAAAGAATCCAATGTATGGTAATACCCATAGTAACGAAGCAAGACGGAAAATTAGTGAGGCACATATTGGAAAAGCACCATCTAATAAAATAGAATTATATTGCATACATTGTCAGAAACGTGAAGGCCCATATAAATTAAAAAAATATCATGGCCTTGGAAAAAAGAATTGCAAACAAATACCAACTAAAATTGAGGATAATTAATATAATGACACACTATATAATAGAGGGTGTAGATAATTTAGGTAAGGGTACATTAATAGATGGCATCCAGCAATTAAATGGCCCATACATGATTCAACATTTTGAGCGACCTATGTTTTCTCAAAAGATCAAAAATAACTATATGGAAGAATTTCCACAGATTGAAACTAAAGTTTTGGATTATGAAATTCTTAGACGATATCAGCTACAATCTTTTTATAATGGATTCCAGCATTTAAGACAAACCAATGTACCAACTATATTTGATAGGTTCCATCTTGGTGAATGTGTATACGGCCCATTATATCGCGATTACTCTGGCGATTATGTTTTTCTGATGGAAAATATAATTGAAGATGCCGATGTTAGATTGATATTATTAGTAACTTCTGATTTTTCTTTTATACAGGATGATGGATTATCATTTGATTTTGAAGCTAGAAATGCAGAACAAGATATGTTCATTTCTGCATTTCATAAATCTAATATAGAAAATAAAATAATTATTGATGTTAATCATGCTGGCGAATGGGCAGATCCAATTGTTATTCGTGATTTAGCAATTAGCCCTAATGTAAAAACATGTGATAGACGACTTGAACCAAGGATTGAAAATGAATGATATAAAATATGCAACGATGATACCACTTATTGGTGGTGAGTCAATTGGAATAATGAATGCAATGGGTGGACAATTGCCAGAATATGTTTTAACATATGAGGCCTTTGGTGCTAATGATTCTCATTATATTAATTATCTACGAGATAAAAAAGATTGGACTGGAGAATACCATGTCATTGATGGTAAGGATGCAGTAATACCAAACCTAGAAGAATCAGTTGATTTTGTAAATTCAGTATGCCCATGTGCGGGTCTATCTGGATTATCAGCTAGTTCACATGCAGACTCTGCAACGAATGATTGGATGTACACTTCATCTGAATATGTCCTAGAACATGTCAAGCCAAAAGTGTTATGGGGAGAGAACGCCCCAGCCCTGGCCACTAACAAGGGTAGGAAGGTTGCTAACGCCCTTAAAGACATTGGCACGAAGTATGGATACTCGTTCCTGCTTATTAAGACAAGCAGCCGGCTACACGGGAATCCACAGAAACGGGCTCGCACATTTTATTTTTTCTTCAAAGAGGACTATGTGCCGCATCTGAATATTCCTACACGGGATACTAAATCTTATTCGGAGTTAATATCTGAGGTTACTATTGATTCAGATGACCCAATGTCAATGTTGATTCATGCAAAAGCAGATAAGCCAACGGATGATCCATATTTAAAATATCTATTACATGCCCATCAGATGAGCTATCCTGATTATTGCAAATCAGTAAATGATACAGAAACTGTATTGGCACTAATCGAAGAAACACCAGGTGGCTTTCCTGCAGCATCTGAGTGGCTAGCAGCTAATGACTACGAAAAGCAATCTAAACGTTGTGCCGCTATTCAGAAGAAGTTGGATGATGATAAAAATTACTGGGCATATTCTACTACTATCATGGGCCATTTTACTGGAGCATTCGTAGGAGCTGCACCACAAGCTTGGACTCATCCTACTGAAGATAGATATCTGACATATCGTGAAGGTTTACATATCATGGGAATGCCCGATGATTTTGAATTATTGAATCCTAAAAAGAATACAAATCACATTTGTCAAAATGTTCCAGTCAATACTGCAGAAGATATGACTCATGGTATATTAGATTATTTGAAAGGTAAGTATGATAATACGACCAGTGATTATGTAGTACATGATTTACACAATAACAAATCTGAGTCCAGAACAGTTATCCCTGCCCCACAAGTATCAGAGTTTTTCTAAACTAATCGAGGTAATTGGTATTATAAATATTCCTAAATACAATTTAGGATGATATAATGCCAATAAACGATTTTTACATCGGCGATACCAAAACGCTAAACTTTGCAATAACAAAAGAATCAGACTCTTCAGCTATCGACATTTCCGGCTGGGAAATATATGTTACTTTCAAGTGGGATAAAGAAGATTCTGATGGTGATGCTATACTCCAAAAAGTATTTGTCATGCCCAATGATGCAAATTCAATTGCGGGGACAGGCATTGGTGTGCTTACATCTGACGATACTAATCAATTTATAGAAGAAGGTAATTATCATTATGATATCCAGCGAGTCATTGTTGGCAATCCGCCTGATGTTGCAACTCTAGAAATTGGAAAATTAAAAGTATTATATGGTGTAACTAGAGTAGACGTACCACACGATCACATTCCAGATGTATCAGCAATAACCGAAGCCGCCGCAGGAACAGTATTAGTAAATGCTGGGTTTGTCGTTGGCGCAACAACAACGGAAGCATCAACTACTATTGATGTTGGTGATGTGATTAGAACAGATCCTATAGCTAGAACATATGAGCCAATCGGTAATACTATTGATTTAGTTGTAGCAGTATAACTAAAAAAACCAATGTTCCAACTGTAAAAATGAGAATAAGCAAATGACTAAACAAGTATTAACTGCAAACGATCTCCGTAGTGGCGGAGTAGTATTCCTGACCCCAAAAGGTGATTGGTCACCTTATATTGCTATGGCCAGCGTTTCAGATAATTGTTGTTCAGCCGAGCAACTTGAAGCACAAGGTCAACGTTCAGTCGCTGATCAGCTGATCGTTGGACCCTTCCTGATCGATGTGAACACAGAAAGTGGTGTGCCTTCTCCTGTACGGTTTCGTGAACAATTAAGAGTTAATGGCCCATCTGTTATCGCTGAGTTCAGGAAGCCAGTATTCAGCGAGGTTGCCTGATGTACACCTATGATGGCAATGACCAGCAATTTGTCAGAGCCCGCGCAGGCACTAATATCTGGTGGTTCGGCGTCTTTAGGCGCACATAATCGTGAGATAGCAGATCCAGCCTAGGAGATTATAGTGAATGAAGATATACAAATAGAATGTCTTGAGGATATTATAAATATTATAATTAATGATGCTGAAATTCTAAATCTTCAGTTAGTAGATAGTAATGATTTGACTTTAAGTGTTGATGAACCTTTTGATTTGACTTTAAGCGTTGCTGATCCTTTTGATTTAGCATTAGTTGTACAGGAACCATTTGATTTAGTATTTTCAGTATCTGAAATTGATATTGTTCTAGCATATACAGTCTGACTTAGATACTCAGTTAGAAGATACAGAAGTAGAAGATTGGCCTTTAGGTATTCGTGTAGTAACACTCTACCGGCTCAACTGATCTAGAACTAACTGCCATAGGTATTACTTTTAACTCTCGTACTACAGAGCGCCTAGAATGGCGAGGAACTGGAACACTAACACCTATAATAGATACTAATCTTTAGGCTCTGCTAAAAATAATTGTTATAAATATAAAGAATATAATCTTTAAAAATAGGGAAAATTATTATGACAGGAACGCCTTTACAATTGGCATATGTTACACAGCAATTAGATACTATGATAACAAATGGCAAGTCTTATCGGCTGCTGGTCAAAATGCGCTATTAAAATTATTACCAAACAACCTAGCACCAGAAGGAGCTATGAGTTATTTGCATTTTGCTAGACAATTTGAACTGGCAGCATTTGAAGCAGGAATTGCAACTCAAGTAAGAACAGAATTAGCAACTGAGCTCGCAGCAGTACTAAATAGTAACACACTAGTACAAGATATACCTGGTGGTGTATGGGAAAAGCCTACATCGGAATTGACTACATCTGGCTCAATCGGACATTATATAACTAAGAAATTAATTTCACTTAAGGAGTGGTACTCACAATGATGAAAAAATTCGCGGGTTATTTTTGGAAATTATCAATCAGCATAGAACAATTCTTAAATGTTTCCTTGGGCCCAATATTTAATTGGATATTACCAGTAAACCCAGAGCATCTATTTGGAAATTCAGATAGAGGTAAAGTATGCAATTGGTTATGTAGAATATTCAATATATTCGATAAGAATCATTGTGTAGAATCTGTTGAATGGGGTGAATAATGGCAGATTCATATCTTTATCTTGAAGATGGAACTAATCAATTAGAAGAACAAGAAGCAACTGTTATTTCAACAGGGGTTGCAAATGCTGGTGATATAGTTGCTCTAGATGAAAATGGACAATTAGATGCATCTATTGCTATCTCAGCAGGTGGCTATATTACATTGGAAACTAATGAGGATGTCATTGGTGGTGAGTTTATAAATATATATAATGATGCTGGAACGCCAAAGATACAATTGGCTTCTGCATCGGGAGAATTATTTGCTGATGGATTTGTCAAAGCGGATTATTCTGCCGGCGACATATGTATAGTATATTTAGGTGGAATGAATACATCACTCACTGGATTAACTGTAGGGGCTCAATATTTTTTAAGTCTCATTGCAGGTTCTATTACTGATAGCCCACCTACGGGCTCTCAAGTAACTATACAATTGCTTGGTAGGGCTATCTCAACAACTTCATTATCATTTGATCCAGTCAATCCAATAGTGAGGTCATAATGGCAGAAAGAAAACCACTCGTCCTTGGCGATGACGGAATCATTCGTGAATTAGATTTATTGAATGATACAGTCGCAGGTGTCGATTCATTAGATGCAAAAGCCATCCGGCAAACCTTTGCATCAACCACTGCAGGACAGACAACTTTTACTATCACTGATGGTTATATTCCTGAGCAAGCTTCGGTTTGGTATCAAGGAAGAAAATTAATCAATGTAGATGATGTAGATGTTTCGTCTGGAACTGAAATCGTTTTAACTAATCCTGTTACTTCTGATGGAGATATAATAGACTTTGTTGGTATTAAATTACTAGGCATTGGAGAAACTTCAGAGAATGCTCTAGTATCCAGACAGACCTTCACAAACACAACCAATGGCGAAACTACTTTTACTATTGCTAGTGGTTATTCGCCTGGTGACATATCAGTATTTTATCAAGGCTTGAAACTAGTAAATGGTGATGATGTAATAGTTACATCGGGAACTGAAATCGTTTTAGCTGAGCCTATTACTTCTGATGGAGATATAATTGAGATTGAAGCTATGCATCATATCTCATTATCTAATGCTAGTATTGTAAGACAATCATATACCAATACTACTACTGGCGATACTATCTTTACAATTAGTAATGGATATAACCCTGGCCAGGCATCTGTATATTATCAAGGATTAAAAATAATCAATGGCGATGATGTTGATATAACATCAGGTTCGTATATTGAATTGACTGATCCTGTTTCTTCAGATGGTGATGCGATTGACATAGTCGCAATTAGAGGAACGCTTTTCGTAGATACGTATTCAAAAAGTGAGATAGATAATTTGACATCAGGGCATGAGCCGGCTTTACCAGCCAATACTGACCCAGGTTATGTCCTTTCAGATGATGGTGCTGGCACTCGGTCTTGGGTTAGTTTACAAACAGGTGCTGTACAGTATCTGAATGATTTAGATGATGTAGTTATTACTGGAACAACTACCGATAAAATATTATATTCTACAAGTGAAAATATTTGGGAAAATAAAAGCTTATCTGAATTAAATCTTGCCACAGCAAGTCATACTCATTCATTTGGTTCACTCACTGATACACCTAATACTATTGCTGGTTATGGTATTATTGATTCACCATCTGATGCATCTGTTGTACATAAGACTGGAAATTTAGAAGAAACTATTAACGGAAATAAAACATTCACTAATAGTTTAGAATTGCATGTCTCTGGAATTTCTAGTATATTTAATATTAATTCTGATACTGGGAATAGTTCTTATATAAGATTAAGAAATAATGATGCTAGCAGGTGGATATTTGGTAAAGATTCTTCTACAGAATCTGGAAGTGATGTAGGCTCTGATTTTATAATCAATAGTTATCCTGATTCTGGAGCACCCTCAAACGTATTCAAAATCACTAGAAGTACTGGTGATATTGATATTGCAAATAATCTGGATGTTGCTGGTAATATTACTCAAGGGACAAATGCAGTACTCGATGTTAGTATGTTAGATGACTCAGATACAACATCGGGCATAGTACAACTAGTAGGCGGAGTGTTGCCGAGCATATATTTACCACCATTGGGTATATCTGAGACACTAACGGCGGCGAATGATACGGCGCATACTGGCCTGACAGCCCAGACTGGCGACATATGTATCAGGACAGACCTGAGCAAAGTTTTCATACTTGCTCAGCCAGGCACTACAGCCTGGACTAGTGAGGCGTCACCCGGCGACTGGGTGGAACTAAGTGCAAGTCCTGGTGTTATATCCGTAGACACCCAAACTGGTGTAGTGGACCTTTCAACGTCTTATGATTTATACGGCGGTTGGAACATCAGAGCAAATGCTGGCTCGCAGGAAGTAATATCAACTGGCGAAATAGTTACTCTGGAAAATGGAACAGATATTTCTATTACTAATTCTGGAAATACATTCACAATTAATAGTACTGCTACGGATACGGATACTCTTACAGGTTTAACAGATACCATTATTGATGCTTCTCCGAGTATAGGCGATGTTCTATATTGGGACGGTACTGCTGATTGGATAAATGGAACTCTTACTGATGCTGGAATCAAAGCAGATTTTACAGAAAATGAATTATTTAATTTAAAGGGTAATCTATCAGCAACTACAGCTCCTACATCAGCAACTGATGATACAACTCTTGGTTATGTAGTTGGCTCGCTATGGGTAGATACTACAAACGATAAAGCGTATATTGCTTCTGATGTAACGGACGGTGCAGCCAATTGGATTGATATTACCAGCCTTGACCCTAATGATTTCGAGCCAGCATTACCCAGTAATACAAATGCAGGCTATGTCTTATCGGACAATGGCTCGGGCACACGGTCATGGGTAGAAATATCTACCGACGGTGGTGATGCTGCTTCATTAGATGGCTATGATACATTCCTATCAGGCAACCACTGGGGTGTGATACCAATCACAGATGCCTCTGGTGCGACACACGTCGGTAAGTTTTTAAGATTTTATGGTGACGACACTACAGCAGATGCTACCAATGCTGATTTTTCATTATCGGTGAACGCGGCAACCAACCCCAGCCTGTCATTCAATAATGATGCGGGTGCTGAAGTTGCCTCTGTGTCCAACACCGGCGACTTACAGATTGATGGTGCGCTCACGGTAGATAGCACCGGCTCATCAGTATTCTCAGGCAACGTGTTGGTGGGTAAGATTAGTGCTTCAAAAGACACTGTAGGTGCAGAACTTAAATCAGACGGTCGCATAAACGCTACTATGTCTTCTGGAAGCCCTTTACTTGCTAATCGTCAGACTTCTGATGGCGACATTGCAATCTTCCAAAAAGACGGCACATCCGTAGGTAGTATTGGTGTTGCCTTTAACGATAATTTATTTATATCAGGCAATAGTAGTCACTCAGGTATAGCTTTCGGTTCAACTGAAATTTACCCGTCAACGCCAGCAGGGGCGAGCAATG